TAACTCAGCTACAATCGGTAACAACGCTAACCGCTGGGTGAAGAACGCAGCAAACGTTGGCGGAGTTGAAATCATCTACGGTCACGTAGATCACACAGGCTACCGCTCATGGTACAACGACGGTATTTACCTAGTTCGTGACTACCCAACACCTTCACTACTACTTGATGACAAGAATAACTAAGGAGATAACTCATGGCTCTAACATTTGAAGTCAATAAAGACAAAAGTGTAACTATCTACAACGATGGTGGCGTATTTTCACATCAGTTCGATGATCCAGATGTAGAAGGCTACGATGCTTTTGCATCTAAAGCTCGTGCTGAAGAGTGGGCTAAAGCCGCTATCGTACGCTACGAAGCTGAACTATCTGCAGAAAAGGCAAAGTACGAAGATGCTGTTGCAGCTGCCGAAGCAGAGGCTGCTCGTTTAGCAGCCCAAGCTGAAGAACAAGCCGCACTGTTTGCTGGAGTTGAGGCAGAAGCCGCAGCTGATTCAGAGGAACTCGCTAACTAGTCTAAACGTATACTATGATAGGCAGGCTGACATTAGTTAGCCTGCCTATTGTTTATTGGAGATAAAATGAGAAAAGTAGTATTAGCTGTAGTCGCATCAAAAGGTACAGTAAGTTCTGAATTTGCCGCATCATTAAGCATTACAGCGCAAAAAGCAAAAGAACAAGGTATTGAGATTGCATTTGATGCTATCAATGAGTCTGTTTCTGGAACGTCAACAGCTCTACAAAAAAACCTAACCTGCAACCGAGTATTGTCGTCCCCATCAGTAGACGGAGTGTTTTTTGTACACCCTAATTTGTCTTGGTACGCAGACGATTTTTTAAAATTAGCAAACTACAATGGTGGCGGGGTAATTTCTGGAGCTTATATGGACGCTATTGGTGCAGAAGAGTCATATCCAATAACTTTAAAAGAAGAGTTAAATGCCGAAAGTAAGAGCGAGTACCCACTAGCAACTTACGTACCAACCGGGTTTATATTTATCCCTAAAAAAGTTCTTCAAGGTCTTTCTCAATTTGCAGAGCGGTTAGAGTCTAAAGAAGATGACGAAAAGTTTTATATTTTCTTTAAAGAAAGTATTAAAGACAATTTGATCTTTCAAGAGGACTCATATTTTTGCGACCTACTGACCTCTTCTGGGTTTGACATTTTTGTAGACCCAACGGTGAACTGCGCTAATAACACCCCATTTGCTCTACGAACTAACTATAAAGATTATTTATCCTCTGCCTGGATCGGTAAAATGGCAGAAGAAGCTTCAGATATACCCCAAAATTAAAGGCTTACAGCCCTATACTGATCTGATATACAAGTAGGAGACCATGGCAATCGACTTTCCTAATAGCCCCACAGTAAACCAACAGTTTACTGCTGGTAACACCACGTGGTACTGGACAGGTGCCGTGTGGCGCTTGCTTATATCCGAAGGTGTTCAAGGAGACTTAGGTCCTACCGGCCCAACTGGTCAACAAGGGCCTACTGGACCAACCGGTGCAGTTTCTACTGTACCCGGTCCTACTGGTGCTACAGGCCCTACTGGGCCTACTGGACCAATATCAACTGTTCCAGGACCTACTGGATCAACCGGACCAACAGGTCCTCAAAATGATAACGTTGACGGTGGAGCTGCTAACACTATTTATGGTGGCAGCATAACTATTGAGTCAGGGAATGCGAGCTCTTAATTATGGCAGTTAAAATTCAATTTAGACGCGACAGTGCTTCTGCGTGGACAAGCGTTAATCCAATTCTTTCTCAAGGAGAAGCTGGGTTTGAATTTGACACAGGACGTTTTAAAGTAGGTAACGGACTTTCTCCTTGGAACTCTCTTCCATACTCATCAGGTGTAACTGGACCAACTGGTCCTAGCGTAACTGGACCTACCGGCCCTACTGGTGCAGCCTCAACTGTTACTGGTCCTACAGGACAACAAGGTCCTCAAGGACCTACAGGGCCACAAGGAGTTACTGGACCCACCGGAGCAATCGGAGCTATCGGTGCAACTGGACCTACAGGATCTGTTGGTCCAACTGGTCCAACCGGAGCAACTGGTGCTGCATCTACCGTTACTGGCCCTACAGGAGCAACGGGCCCACAAGGTTCACAAGGTGTTCCGATTACACTTAAAGGATCTAAAGCAACCGTTGGTGAACTCCCTGCAACCGGCAACGTAATAAACGATGCGTGGATTGTTGACGCAGATGGAGACATTTACGTTTGGAACGGAACTACTTGGTATAGCGCAGGACAAATTGTTGGTGCTACTGGACCCACTGGTCCTGCTGGAAATAATGGCGCTGATGGAGCAACTGGTCCTACGGGAACAACTGGAGGCACCGGCCCTACAGGTCCTTCAGGAGTTGTTTCTGTAACTGGCCCTGTTACTAATACAGGTACCTCCACTGCAGCAATTATTGGCTTAGATAAATCCTTAATTACCTCAGATGATATTACTTGGGTTGTGTTTGACGCCCTAGTAGATTTACCAGCAGCCGCATCCAACCACGGAATGTTTGCTCACGTTCACGCTACAGGTAGTGCCTACTACGCCCATGCTGGGAACTGGGTAAAGCTAGCGATTGATACCGATGCTAGATTTAGCGATACTCGAACACCTACCGATGGGACCGTCACAACTGCAAAGATTGTTGACTTAAACGTAACCACAGAAAAAATTGCAGCTACCGCGGTAACCACTGCCAAGATTGCAGACGTTAATGTCACTACCGCTAAGATTGCAGACCTAAACATTACTACCGGAAAAATAGCTGATTTTGCTGTTACTACAGGAAAGATAGCAACCGCAAGCGTAACTGCAGATAAGCTTAACGGAAATGCTTTTGGTAGCCTAGCCGGTAACCTTAATCAAAGCTTATCTGTAGTAGATGTTTATCCACGCATTGGAAACTCAAACGCAACCGTAACTAGCGGTACCGTGTATTTGACATTCTTTACACCTATGTGGAGCGCAAATATTAGCTCACTGTCTATTGTTTCAGCTACCACTATTGCGTCAGGAACATCTCTAGCTCGTATAGGACTGTACACCTTTGACGGAACAACAGCTACTCTTGTAGCTCGTACTGCTAGTGATACCTCACTGCTGTCTACACCTAACACAGTATTTACTAGAGCGTTATCTTCTGTGGGCGGGTTCCCAGATACTTATATTCTTCAACCGGGTACTCGTTACGCACTAGGATTTATATTTGTAGGATCTACTCCAGGAACCGTATACACAGCATTTGCTTCTCTACCTGCTGCTATAAGTTCCCTAGCTCCTAGAGTTGGTGGAGCAATCCCTCTACAATCAGACCTACCTACTACAGGTACGTCGTTCACATCAACAACCGTTATCCCGTGGGGAAGGCTATCATGAGTAAACTAAGCTTAGGAATTGATCCAGAAACTGGTGCCGAGAAGTTTGAGGTACGAGATGAAGAGGGTAACTTAATAGGTTACGACCTAGTTTATACTGAAGAATAACATTTTATAGGGGGCATAATATGAAGGTAGCAGTTTATTCAATAGCTCTTAATGAAGAACAGTTTGTAGAGGCGTGGTATGAATCGGCTAAAGAAGCTGACTACCTTCTTATTGCTGACACTGGTTCTACTGATGGGACTGTTGCCCTTGCTAAAAGTTTTGGGATAAATGTAGTTGAAATTTCAATCAAACCGTGGAGATTTGATGATGCTCGTAATGCTAGCCTCGCTTCTATCCCTGGGGATATTGATTACTGCATTGCTCTGGATCTCGACGAAGTTTTAGTCCCTGGGTGGCGTGCTTACCTAGAAACTGTCCCAACACAAACAACTCGCCCTAGGTATAAATATACCTGGAACTGGAAAGAAGACGGTACCCCCGGCCTTCAGTATGGCGGGGACAAGATCCACTCACGTCACGGATACCGTTGGAAGCACCCTGTACACGAAGTATTGACTACAGATAGAATTACTCAACTTGAACACTGGATTGATTTAGAGATTCACCATCACGCTGACAATACAAAGCCTAGATCTCAGTATCTACCCTTACTGGCTCAGTCTGTTGTAGAGGATCCCTATGATGATAGAAACGCTTTTTACTACGCCCGAGAACTATTTTTCTATGGCCAGTATGAAATTTCTACCGAAGAGTTTAAGCGACACCTATCTTTACCTAGAGCTACCTGGAAACCAGAAAGAGCAGCCTCTATGCGATACCTGGCTAAAATGGAATCAAATTGGCAAGACGCTTACGCCTGGCTAAACAAAGCACACCTAGAGGATCCAACCAGACGAGAGCCCCTAGTTGAAGCAGCCAAGCTACTCTATGAGAATAGAGCCTGGACAGAATGCCTACAAGCTGCAGAGCTAGCTATTTCTATAGAGAACAAGCCTTTAGACTATCTATGTGAAGAGTTTGCTTGGGGCTCAGATCCCTGGGACTACGCAGCTATTTCGGCTTACAATCTAGGAAAGTTCGAGAAAGCCATGCAATACGGAACTAAAGCGGTAGAATTAAATCCATCAGATACGCGTTTAGTATCTAATTTAGCTTTTTACTCTAAGGAGAGCCTGAATGCCGACAACGTATAAGATCCTAGCCCAAGCAGCCCCAGCCGCTACTACGCCTACAATTTTGTACGGACCGGTAGGTACAGGACTTTCAACCGTGATGTCTACTATCGCTGTATGTAACCGAGGAGCCACTGCACTTACATACCGCATCTCTCTTCGTCAAACAGGAGAGGCAGACGCTGCTAAGCAGTACCTAGTATACGACGCATCCCTTGCTGCAAATAGCACAGCCACATACACCCTGGGAATAACCTTAGGTGCGGCTGATTCCGTATTTGTCTATGCATCTTCTGCAAACGCTACCTTTCAAGCATTTGGTTCGGAGATCTCGTAATGGCAGTGCAGATAAATGGCCAAGATGTTGGCCCAATTAAATTTACAGATGATAGGCCTGGAAAGACACTTCATGTAGGCTTAACCGCCCCACTTAACCCGGTTGATGGGGACGTTTGGATGGACTCAGATGCGTTAAATAACGCAGGTAAAAACTTAATTCAAACGATTGATTTAGCTACAGGTGGGTCTAGTAAAACTTGTAACATAAGCTCTGACTATAAAGACGCAGAAATTATTATTAGAGGTTTAAATACTAGCGTTGATGCTAGCTTAATTGTAAGAGTTAATGGGGACCTTACCTCCGCTTACCTTGATGCCTTAAACACCGTTCCAGGTGCATTAAACACCTCTCTATTTACCGTAGACGCTGTAAACTCGGGGGCTACAAACGGTTTTCTAAAAATTAACATATTTGATACTACTAACACCACTACTTATAAACTTGCTAAGATAGAAGGAAGCTACGTAAGCAGTGTAACTAACGTGCCTAGACTTCTTACAAACTCAAGTTCGTATTTACCTACAGGCGCAGTAACAGCAGTTAATTTAAGTTTAAGCGCAGGAGCTTTTGTTGGCGGTACCGTACTAGTATATGGAGTGAACTAATGGGACTAAGACGTTGGAATAGAACCACAGCTAATTGGGAGTCTTTTGGTACTCCTCAAATAAACCCTGCATCTATCGGTGCTGCACCATTATTGCACGCAACACAGCATCTAGTGGGCGGTTTAGACGCAATCACCGCTACAGGTATTGGTGCTGTTGCCGCATCCTCTGGAACTGTAACTTCAGCTCCTACTAATTCAACTGTCGTTAGAAATATTACGGTATCCACTTCAACCCCATCAGGGGGAAACGATGGAGACGTCTGGCTGAAGTATAGTTAAACTATGGCCACGTACATCAAGGTAGGTGGTACTTGGCGGACTGTATCTGGTGACACAGATTCTGTTTGTGGGTATGTAAAGGTAGACGGTTCTTGGAGAGCTGTTAGTAATACCTGGGTAAAAGTTGATGGGTCTTGGCGCTCTGTTTGTGCGCCTACACCTGCGCCTACGCCTACGCCTACGCCTACGCCTACACCTGGTCCTGGCCCATCTGATCCACCACAAGATTCTTCTGTGTCTAGCCTATCTCCAAGTAGTGGGGAGGCAGGTGGAGGCTACACAGTAACTATTAATGGATCTTTTCCATCTAACCTTACTAACATTGCCGTTAATGGTACAAACGTCGGTAGTTTTAGTCGTGTAAGCAGTACCGCTTACAGCTTTACCATGCCTGGTGGATCTGCTGGATCAACTGTACAAGTTCAACCTTTTAATGGTCGAGTACCTCTAATGTCTGCCTTAACCTTTACTTATAACTCTGTGGGTGGTGGGGAGACTAACACCTGCGTAAATGGTAACTTCTGCGGCAACATTGTTTATACGGATGGCACTGCCGTATCTGTAAACGCTATTAACGGAACTTTTAACGGCTCTCTACAAACTGAGCCTTGCGGAAACGGTGGAACTCGTACTAAGGCGTATACGTGTGTTACTCCCGCTTACTGTCCAAATATCTCTGTTGGTGCAGGACAATGTACTGGAGAAGTAGTGTCTACATCCTACTACGTATCTGGTTGCTGTTCACTTAACTACCTTAATGAGTCAAACTCCCCCGCATATGGAGTTAGCTCAGTAGGCTTTGGAGAAGCACTATCTAATGCTAGTAGCGCCTGTTACTATGCATTAACTGGGGTTCAATACTCAAATAGCACTTTTCCCTCCGTAACCTGTGGAGGGGGCACACCAGTTTGTAACTGCTCTCCTTTAACTAGCACTTCCTCAACACAGGCAGTACCTACATCACGATGCAATTCTGGAAGTATCAACGTAACTATTGAGACCTACAACCAATGTTGCGTAAATAACGGTACTGTAGGGTCTACTACAACAACTACCCAAGGAGCTTGCGTACCACAATCAACCGAATGTTCGGGAGCAGCATGTTCAGAAGCTAGATGCCAAACTTGTGCCCCATCCCCCTTAAGCTATGCAAGTACCCGTAGTGTTTCTACATCTATCTGCGCTTCAGGCACAATGAACACTTTCCTTTGCTATACCCCCGGGTCTTGTGCAAATATCCCGTCTGATACCGGGTGTGTACCTGCTCAACAAAACTGTACTCCAGTGTATTCATACAGAGAATATAGAAGTTCTTGCGGAGCAACCGTAGACATTTATGTAAACCCATGTACGGGAGCAGAATCGTTCACTTGCCCGTCAACCCCTACCCCTACCCCTACACCTACGCCATCAACAAGACGTATATGTAGCAGAGCTGACTACGTTAATCAGTGCTGTAGTTGTTTCTCTGAAGGGGCATGCGATGCTAACGGAAGCTTATCTTCATGCTAAACTTTCACCATATGAAAGGGCATTAAATGTTAAACCTATCGGACTATATAAGATCTACATCTTCTGTTCAAATAGAAAAAAAACTTGCTAAAATACCCGCAAGAGCGGTGGCTTTTATTATTGATACTGAGGTAGTCGACGTACTGATAATGGAAGTAGACGCGGCAGATTTATTAACTACTGCCGATAGTTTTAACGAGCTGCCGTCTACACCTCCGGCGCTGTACGTGTCTGTTATAAAAAATGGACAAGAAATTGAAACCTTGCAATGTGATGAAAAAATGTGGGCAATACTTTGCTCAGAGCCTACAATAATTAATTTAACTGGGGATGCTGCATATAATTTAGAGGGTGAGCCGCTGTACCCTTCAGCAGTTGCGCCCGGATGGAAGCATGTAGACGGTGAATTTAAGGAGGACATTTAATGTCTAAATGGGAAGAATATAAAAAAAATCTTGGAGAAACTCGTCCTTGGGATCTTTTAAGGTCTGACATGAAAACAACAGACGAAATTGCTGCTGAGCGATATGAAATCTGTAAGGCTTGTCCAGAACTAATTAAGCTCACTAAGCAATGCAAAAAATGTGGGTGCTTTATGAATCTTAAGGTAAAGTTAGCACCTGCAGAGTGCCCAATAGGTAGGTGGGAACCAACAACAATTTTGGAGTAAAAATGGACATTAAAAAAGAATACCTTGCGCCGGGAATTGTTGCGTATTACGATGTTATGGAAAGCCCACAGGATTTTATTTCTGATGTAGAAGGTCTAGTAGAGATCAATAACCTCCACTGGGTTCCAGGAACTACTAGAGACGTTAATGACGGAAGCGCTACTGCAAACGTTGTAACCAACACCATACGAGACGTAGAGACTATAGGTATTCCTTCTTTTGACAGACATCCTGAGATAAGACAACACGTTTCAGGTCCAAGTGCCCAACTCCACGATTACTTAAATGAAACTGTATACCCTGTAGTAAGAGACTATGCCATAGAGCACGGAATTTTAGGATACGCTACCGGAGAAAACTGGCAAATTCTTAAGTACGGAAAAGGCCATCACTTTGCCAATCACGTAGATGATAGTAAGGCCTACCCACGAACCTTTTCTATCTCCTACTATCTAAACGATGGCTATGAGGGTGGGGAGATTGAGTTCCCTAGATTTGACTTAAAAATTAAGCCTATTGCTAACCAAGCAATAGTGTTCCCAGCTAATTACGCTTATAACCATAAAATCTACCCAGTTATTTCTGGGACGAGGTACACAGTAGTAAATTGGTTTGAGTGATATAGACTATACCTATGCGTGGAGAACAGGTAATCGGTCGATTCAACATCAACCATGAACGTGGATCGATCATTTCGGGTACCACAAAAGAAATTGTTAGAACCGTAGGCTACGACCTTGAGTGGTGGCTATACCGTCCAGACCTAAGCTTTGTAGACCCAATCTATGATGTAGGTTCTTCAGGAGCTAATGGTGGTCGTCACTGGCACGGCCCTCACCACATCATGGTTATTAACGCTACCCTTACCCAGGGTGTTACTATGCAAAGTGAGCGCGGTTTCTACAACACTGACGTTCTTAGCATTACTATTAACATGGACGTTATTGATGGCTCTTCTTTGTCGGGTGGAGAATCGCTACCTATTCCAGAGCTAAAGTATCTTCCTTCTAACCCAGACGCCTATCTTCGTGATCGTATTGTGTTTAAAAACCAAGTATTTACCCCTAAGAGAGTTCTTCCAAAGGGAATTATTACTAACGACTACACCTTGTTTGACATTGACTGTTACCAGGTTAACCCTGAAGAGCTTGTCAACGACCCTCAATTCCAGCAGTATGCTAACTATTCTCCGTTTAATCCAAAAGATGAGTATGCTAACGAAGGAATCCCAGGCTAATGGCTAAGGTTAAAGCCGGTGGGGCAGATCACGTAATAAAGAAAAATAAAAAGGGCGAAGTCATTGTTGATCATGCTGCCAGCGCTAAAGCGGGGAAGTACGATAAGATTAACTTAACTAAAAAAGCTGGGGCTAAGACCGTTAAAGAAGGTGTCAAAGCAACCAAAGACTGGCATAAAAAGAATCCGCACAAGAAAGGCAAATAATGGCTAAGAATCCTTGTTGGGACGGGTACGTCCAAGTAGGAATGAAGACTCAAAACGGAAAAAAGGTGCCAAACTGCGTACCTGAAGGAAAAGGTAAAGACAAAGTCGCTAAACCTAAGAAAGGTAAAAAATAATGTGTAAATCCTGCGGATGTGGTTGTTCAAAGCCGGGTTGTAAGGGTGCCTGCAAGAAAACTACAAAAAAGACTGCAAAGAAGATGTCTCCAAAGCAGAAAAAGCTTGATGTGGACAAAGATGGCAAGTTAGAAAGCTCTGACTTCGCTGCTCTACGAAAGAAGAAGAAGTAATGTGCGCTACCTGTGGCTGTGGTAAGCCTAAAGACAAGCATGGCATGAAGACCCTGGCCGCTGCTAATAAGAAGTTTGATAAGAAGTCTGATTCTAAGGGTAAAGCCAAGAAGTCCAACATGGTTAGAAAGAAGGGCATGTAATGGCTAAGCATTTAGACGATAAATACACAGAGGCTAAAGATAAGAAGAAAGATGCCAAAATGACCAAGGGTATGACCCCGGCTCAAAAGGCAAAGTTTGAAAAAGCCGATGATGCACACGGCAAAAAGAAGAAGCCAAAGACTATGGCTGAGGATCGAAAGATAGACGCCAAGATCATTAAAAAGATTAAAAAGAAGTAACGACTTAGGCCCCGAAAGGGGCCTTTTTCGTTTATTCTTGTTTTTGACGCCGGAGTAATCCGGAACCCTGCAGCTTGACCCC